TATACCCAAAAAGAGCTCAACCCGAGATCGGGAAAGAGTAAAAATAAAATGGGGCTGGAACGCCACACAAAAGATGCGTTCCAAAATAGAAATTGTTTTTGTTACAGCCAACAGAGCGAATCATGTTAAACTGTTTTTGTTGCTCACACCCACTGGTAAGTCCTTGCGGAGCCAGCGGCACGTTAAAGTTGACCTTGCGGCCACAGTAAATTAGGAGCGTAAAATAAAGATAAACTACATATTGATATTTAAGGGGGTTCTCCACGACCCGAATGGGAAGTGGAGCACCGGGGGGATTCTGTCCCTCCAGAAGTCACAAAGGTGTGACCCTCTGGTTGGCCTTGCCGTTCTGGGGAACTAGAGCGGCAATGTTAGGGTCAGAGATCCTGAAGTAATGGTACTCTTCAGGACCATCGACCATGTCGATAAGGATAGGACGACCATCCATGTCACGAAGGTAGTACTCGTTCTCAATGAGGAAAGGAGAAAAACGGGTCATAGCCATCTGAATGGAGGTGCGATCTTGTTCAGAGACACGGTGAAGGGGATCGGACTCAGGGTCTTTTTCGACGTCGAGAGCATACATACGGAAGTCGCTCAATTTGGCGAGCTTCTTCTTAATGAGCTCAAAGGCGGCGCCTTGAGTAACCATCTCTTTCTTGAGATGGCTAAGCTCACGACCGATGGCAGGGTTCAAGAGACCCTTCTCACCCATATAGGTTTTAAGGTCTTTAGGGCCAGAGGGGACTGTAGTTAGGCCCCAGATAGTTTGTTTCTGGGTCCACTTGAACTTGTCATGTTTGTCGGAGGGGGGGGGGGCTGTGTACTTCCAATAGGGGGCACACACAAAGTGATAGAGGGAAAAATCATCTCCAGCAGCTTGAAAGAGGCGCACGGTTGGCGTTGCGCCATAGACGTCGGAAAGGTAGATCTCAGACATCTGGGAATCCGCATCATGAAAGTAATTGGTCTCAATCATGGGGACATTGTTCTCAAAGGGCACGGAAAACTCCATCGCGGGGTAGCGAGCGAAGTCTTGGGTGACCATGGAACGAAGGGTGTCCCACTCGGATGCGGTAACATTAGGCCGAACCTTTTCAGCACGAAGTGTGTAGGTGGGATTAGCGACGTTAGGAAGGACGGTCCATGCAATAGAACCGCTATAACCAAGGAAACAGATTGCAATATCCCAAAAGGGAAGGACGCCATTAATCTTGTTCTCGAACTGAATAGGAAGGGTTGGGAACGAGACAAGGCTAACCATGCGCTTGGCAAGCTCAACTGGGCCAGAGGTCACATCAGTGCTAAGGCAACCAATGGCGATGTTGGACTTAAAGTCACAGAACTTCTCAATTTTGCCACCAAAGTCATCACGAACAGACGCCTGTTGTTCAACGTCGGTCTTGATTTTCTTGGCTTTAAGAGCTTCGAAAATACGCATGGCCGAATGGGAATCAGTTCTGCGAGAGGCACGGAGGGCGACCTGACGGGCAGCCTCCACAGAATCAGTGGTGTCAACGACACTCCAGTTAGGCGGATACTCAGTGGGGCCAGAGAGTTGGAAGCCAGGAGCGCCAGCGAGATACATGTCGATGACAATGGTGGTGGCATCAGTCACAGCGCCACCAGTGATAGGGGACACGAGATCCACAACGAGATAACCCATAACGTTAGTCTGATTAACAACAGCGTTAGGGGCAATGACATTGATAGCGATAGCAGGATTGAACGCTGGGTAACGCTTAAGGAACTTCCACTCGCCAGTGAGGTCGACCACAGTGCTGTTGATGAAACCAACAGCATTAAGGCTGACAGCAGTGGCCGGTGGAATGAAGGCGACCCAGGAAATACGAATGCTACACTTGGCCAAGGGGGGCATAGAGGCGTAAAGGCCAATGAGGGGGTCACCTTGGTAACGCTGGTGCATCATAGCAAAATGGCCAAGGGGGGTCATCACGTAAAAATCAGGGTCTGTAGGAAGAGGAAAACCCATAGTAGCAAACACCGGAATACTAGTGATGTTACTAGCCGGGAGGTTCGCCCCATTCGAAAAGGAGAATCGGGCGACGCGGCCAGGTATCTTGAGGATTTCACCCCATGTGGGTTGGGGAAGGGGTTCACCAAGAAGTGGATTACGATTGCTAATATCAGCATTAGGCTTAGTCGCCAAATAGTGGCCCTCATTAAGACCAGAGGACCTAGTCATGTTGGGAACGAGGGTTGGGCGAATTGGTTGAGTGGCAGCAACCTCAGTGGGCTTGTCGAGCATAGCAGCAAGTGACGCAAGCGACTCGACACTAGAAATAATGGTGGAGATGGTCTGACCAGCACCACCACCCACCACCGAATTTGAGGAGGCTTTTTGAGCGGCCTCCTGTTCAGTTGAACTGGTCTGGGATTGCTCCTCGACCATGTAAACACGGCGAATGGCTTTGCCAAGTGGTACAAATGTTTTCCGCACATCGCACCATTCTTTGACGCATCTCTTGCCCTCACGGAAGCGTTGATGTGCCATAGCAGCAAGAGTGCTACAACCCTTAGGAAGAGGGGTTAGGGCGATGACTTGATCAGTAGGACCATCAGTCTGAACCATAGTCACACTAATGAACATGCCAATGGAAATGGCAGTTGGAGGTGTGGCGGTAGCAAAAACCAACGGGCTGTCGACGAAAATCACAGACTCACCAATGGCAGCATACGGAGCGAAACTCAACATATCATACCAGGGTTGGCCAGAACTCCAAGGTAACTCCATAGTCACGGCAGAACCTGAAGCCGCAGAGAGAGTCATGAACTTCATGTTGCGCAACATATGGATATCAGTAGTCCATTGCTTGGAATAATATGGGTTGAAGAGCAAGCCAGCTCGACCACCAATGGTAGGATTGGTGTTAACACGGAGAGTGAGTGCAACAGTAAAACGACCATAAGTGCGACCGAAAAGCTTACCGACAATATAAGGAATGTTGAAAAGATCATCAGGCCAATACCAAGAGGTGAGGATACCCTCAGAAGTAGCAGCAGGCCAATCTTGATCACCAAGGGGCCACTCCTTACGAAGGAGATCTTGAAGTCCTTGATCAGGGGTATGCTGAAAAGGAGTGACCATGCCTTCTTTACCGGCACCAGTTAGCATAGTGCGGGCCAGGCCAACAGCATCAACGTGGGAAGAAAGACCAGCGACAGAACGAACACCGGAGACCGCACTAACTTGAGCAATAACCTTGTCATTGACCTGCATAGTGGACACGGTGTCAAGAATAGGGCTGACAGTGGAAGTTTCAGCTTGCTCGGTGATCTCAAGAGCTTTTCCAAAGGTGTAGGAGTGATCCTTGTTCCAGGTTGTCTCAGGGACCTCAAGAATAGGACCAACGACTTCTTGGTCATCGGTGATGTGAAGAGCATGGGATCCGATGTTGTTGTTGTACCAAACTCGATAGAGTTGCTCATAAGTGAGAGAGGAGGTACGAAAACCACGAGACGAGAGGCCAAGGTTAAGGGCATCCTGAACGATCTTGAAATTATCAGGACCCCAATCGAAAAAGGCACGCATGGATTGTTCAGCGTTTTGATGGACAGCAGCGCGAATGTCAGCATCCTTGGCACGGACAAAGGCATGGATATGACAAGCCACGTCAAGGTCGAGAGGAGCGTGGACGTAACCATTAGCATCAGCGTAGAGCCGTCGGTGCAAATGGGCCGCAACCGTGGGATCGGTGTGGCGAGGAAGGTTCGCACCCTCCCGTTTAAGCATGTCAGTGTACTTGATACCAAGTCTCTCACCAACCAAGGCCAAAAGATTGTTAGTGAAATCGTCATTATCCGTACAAACATCGACGTCATCTCCAAAGATCTTAGAAAACTGATGGTCTTGGAAGCGAGAACCAGGGAGAGGCTTGGTAAGGTGCCAAGCAGTACGAACGATGGCCCCAGTGATCACACAGTTAGTCCAGGTGGTCAACGAGAAGCCAGACTGTCCACCATTGAAGGAATAGTAAACAGTATCACCAACAACGACGAAAACGATGCGTTGTTGGCGAGCAACCGCAAGTCCCGCTCCCAAAGAGACAAAAGGAAACTTGCGATTAATCAAGCGTGAAGTAACGCCCTCACTTTCGCCAGAAATAGTGGAGTTAAGATGGGCATCGAACTTGATAGCATCGACATTAACACGCTTGGGGAGCCTCTGCTCAGCGGCATACATCACACGACCGTCATTTGCGTTCATATCCGAACCAAACGAACAGCCATTACGATGGCGGCCACTCATAAGAGCACCAGGGAGGTGCATCGTAAAAGAACGAGTAGCAAGAGTGGTAAGGAAATCATAAGCGGTGACGACCCGGGAAGCTTTAGCCTTACCATCTTGTAGCAAAGCGCGAAGCTCCTCTTTGAGGTTGGCAACCACCAACGGGGTGATTTCCACACCCTCAAGGTACATCTTCTGGATCTTGTAAAAGATGGGGACGTACTTCGGCTTGAGGGCACCTTTGCCATCGACCCAATCGGCATAGTGATACCGACCATTGTGCACGTGCTCAGTCATGGAAAAACCGGCACTCTTTTTGGGGTCCATAGCGGGGACACCCCACTCTGGGATGCCATTCATGCATTGATCAAGAGTGAAAAGGGCGTTCTGGGGGGCAAAGAACTTGGGGTCAGCAAAGCGAATGATGTCATCCTCCTGTTCACGAATGGACTGTTGGAAAATGTGAAACACGTCCGCTTCAGGAACGAAGTTGACGGCTTGGACCTTTGTAAAAGGGGTTTTAGTGTCCCAAATGGGTGAAGGAGCCACTCCAGGTGGGGGAATGACCACGGGCCGATCAGTCACGGGGTCACGAAGGACGAGACCAGTGAGATCATCATAGAGAGGACTCTTGATGATGGAGTTGTGGGTGTTCTGGTAAGCCGTAAACTCCTTGGGAACTTGACCATAAGTAACGATGTTCTCATGGATCACCTTCGTAGGGGGGAGGAAGGTGGTGTGGGACTGACCAATGACGCCGGAAAGAACGCCATCAGGAAGGGACATCAGAAAACGGGTGGCTGACTCACGGGTGCAAAATGCCACCATGGAGCAGCGGGTCACCTTGTCCCAACCAGTGTGGAAACCGACAAGACGCTCATGGCCGCGTCCAACCTTAGAGTTGCGGGTATAGACGGGAAGAGAACACGACTTCTTAGGAGTAATGTTGGGACAAAGAACGAAGAGCCCAAGGTAAGCACCAGAGGGGGCATCATAATGGATGATATCCTGGGCATCACCAAGGGGGTACTCGATGAGAGGAGGTTGAACCTCCTTGACTGGCTTATCCTCAAACATGCGAAGCTCATGATTGCGGTAAGCAATGACAAGGTCAGTGAGGTGAGAGATCTCAATGGCCGATATCATATACTTAACACTGTCAACAAAAGCTGGTAAACTTTTGGGAACAATCACCCAGGCGCCATCAATGCCGGTCCATTTGATATACTGAACACAAAGTGGATCCTCAGTGAAATCTTTAATGTTATGGCGCTGGACGAGTGGGTAACTCATGCCAAGTAAACCACCAAGAAGGATGGTGGGGGACTTGTTGAGGAGCTTACACGCATGACCAACGACAAAAGCGGCATTCATGGATATGCCCGTCAAATGACACTCAACCTTGATGGTTCCTTGGAAAAAGGCAACGGGGACGACATTCTGAGAAAGTTTATCGGCTAACCATTGAGTGTTAGTCTCTGGGACAGTGGATGCGTCAGCCTGTTGAACGGGAGCGGGGGTCATGCCAGCCACAGAAGTGGCGGCGACGATACGGCCAGCCTTGCGAGAAAACTGGGCACCACGAGACTGGTCCGACTGCTGGCTGAAGCGATAAGTGGCCCACAACTTATTCACAAGAATAGTGAAAATGTAGGTCACGGCAGCGGTGGCAATAGCAGTGCCAAACGTCTTGAGTGCAACGAGGGCGTAACTCTCCTCACTAGGGGCGAAGGAGTCAGCCAAAATCCGATGATAGGCACGATGCGAAGTCTCCAAACGGGGGTTGGTGAGAGCCCAGTGAGAGAAGCCGGCATAACCGACCTCCACCGCCTTGGTGGAGTAAGCATCACAAGGATCAGAACCATGAACGTAGCAGAAGTTTTCATGCCTGCAACACTCATTGTAAACGTGGAACTTCTTGCCCTTCATAGCCTCAAGCTGTGGAATAGTTAACTGAGCAAGTGGAACCTTAATATTCTCAGGACTCTTCATGGCAGGCATATGAAAGTTGGCCCACATAACCTTGACATCTTGGGGGGTACCAGAGATGGAAAGAATAGGTGGAGAACCTGCGAGAAGGTACTGGTGGGGTTGAACATTCATCCAATTAACAATGCGCTCATAGAAAAGCTCATTGTTATCGGGAGACCAAGCTGGATTATAAAAGAACTGTTTGGCCTCAGGACCAGCAATGGCATTGGAAAAGGTTTGCTCGACGATGAGGTCATCGGGGATGTCAGTGAAGTCAGTAATGGCGCGGGCACGATCAGAAAGGTTATAACCAGTGGGCTTAGGGAAAGTCTTCTGGTTAGGATCGACGGTGAAGTGCGCACGGACTGATGATTCAACAGCGTTGAGATGGTTGGTACTCGAGAGTTTACGCTTGTGAACGGCCACAGCTGAGGAAACAAACTGAGTAAAGTTGCAATGGATACCAAGATGATTTCGGAAATCAAAGACATCATCAAGAAGAGCCTGCGTCTCAGCGTTCATAACAACTGGAATCTTGGTCTCATCTAGGTGTGTGGTGCCAGGGATAAGAAACTGACGATTCTTAACGGTCTGAATCCAAATACCAACGTCAATACGGCGAGCACCAGCAAGTTTGTCACGAACTGGAAGAGAATCTGGGTTGATTCTATTATCCGTCATATAAAGTAGCTCAGGGGCGAGCCAGTCGATATTCTTGACAAAAGGTTGATCAAGCATGATGGGATGCGTAGACCCAAGCTCAGTGATGAGACGAAGGATCTGGGCCTCAGCAATAGGATCAGTGATAAGAAAGGCGTCATCAGAATCAATGAAACGGATCTTAGCTGGAGGCTTGGATTGGAAATTCCTGTTGGGATTCCAAGTGAGAGTGGTAGTGGCAATGTCATCGCTGATGCCAAGAGCAGTGGCGTAAGCAGCCTTAAAAAGGCGACGGACAATAGACTTACCAACACCAGACTCGCCAAAGACATGAACAATGTCAGTTTGGTTACGGGGGTCACGGTAATTGGCTGAACCAGCTTGATTAGAAAGCCAAACCGTGAAGACCTCAGTAAGGATCTTGTAGTTCTTGACTAACTCATCAGGAGCTTGGTTGGCGAGAGCGAGTCCCAAGGCGGTTGAATTGTCAACAATGAGAAGGCTGGCCTCCTCAATATGATGACGCTGGGGAGACACAGTGGACATGATGACATTCATACGACCTGTGAGAGTCGCAATACGCTCAATAGCCAAACGAGTTTGTTGGTCAAACCAAGGTTTCCCAGTGACGAAAAGCCAGACGGCATCAATGGCACCCTTGATCATACGAAGAATAAATTCACCGAAATGCTCAAGGTTGCGAGCAAGCGTGAAGGCAGCATTCATAGCTACCAAACTGGCGAGGATAGTCTTAGGAGTGAACTCGGGTAGCTGTCCAATAGTATAGTAATGAAGAGCGGAGAAGAGTCCAGTAACAGACATCCATGAAGCTTCCTCATCCTCGGGAGATTCAATAGGAACCTCAGGCTGTTCAACAGGGCGCATCATTCGTTTCTTGAATTGTTGCACGAAGAATGCGATGCCGTCGATGACGGCAGTTGTTAGCATGGAGTAAGTAAGAATCATGCGAGGTTGCATGAGGGCCCAAACGATGGGGTCATCAATGAGGGCAAGGACAAGTACGTCAGAAAACATACATATGAAGTCCTTAAAACCACCAGGAAAAGCAGCAGAAAACATGCTACTCTTAACCTGAGTGATGAACTGGTCGGCCTCAGCCTTAAGCTTGGCGGGCAAGGTCTCGACAGAAGCGGCGAACTTCTCAACCAAATTGCGAGTGTCATCATCAACACCAACGTTAACGTTGGGTTTAGAGCGAAGAAAGTTGGGGATCCAACGATCAGCCCAGGATTCAGTCACTGCAGCTTTGGTAGGTGGTGCGGTGGGGGGAATCATAATGCCATTAGGAGTGGAAAGAGACACACCCACAGAACTGGGAGAAGCCACATTGGCAACAACGGTGGAGGGGACACCTTTGGTGGGGGGGAATGGAGTGGAGTCTGGGTTCTCATAAAGAGGCACCTGGTAAACTTTACCATTGACCATATAAAAGCGGTCAGAGGCAAAGTGAGAAATCAAGGGCTCATTACCACCATATCTGGGGTAAACAGAAACGAGATAGAGCTTCTTAAAATCATCGAGGAAGACATCGACGAACTCCTTGCGGTCTTGCTTGTAACGGGAGGTGAGCGAGGCCTCATCAAGGCTAATAGCCTTGGACTCACAATCCAGCCAATAATTCTTGACTGCACGAGCGAGTTTAGATCGACCAACGAATTGGTCGAGGTTCTGACGCCAGGCAAGACGGATCTTGCCATGGTCTTCGTCAGGAAGAACACTCTTGAGCTTATCAAAAATGGTAGGCTGGGGAGCATTCATGCTGTTATCGGACGAGGGCTGAGAGCTGGGTCGCATAGATATATGCGGAGATTCAAAGCCTGTCGGAGCCGAAAAAGGGTTCCAATTTTGGAACGTATCAGCAGGGAGGGTGGACGAAGCAGCGACACGGGTGTCGCGCTGAGGGGTTTGTTGTTGTTGTTGTAAGTCAGGATTCATAATGGGGGGCAGTCTTTTTTGAAAATGTTGTAACGGATTATCGTGCCGTAAATTTTCCTATTGTATGCACGAGCAGAGCTACGCGACGCATCAATCGAGTCAACGACAAATGTTGTGTGGGCACTCGGGCCCAGTACATGAATGGTGTTTTCAAGGTCCCTGGTATGGGACAAACTTTTACACAAAAAGTGGGGTTGCTAAGAAATAGCGAGGGGTAGTTGCAAATTGCACAATAAACTTTGGCTAAAAGGGCGTTGGTTCAACTAAATATAAATAGGAGCACAAAAGTGAGTATACGGCGATCAGAAAGGCGTGCGCGTTATACCGTTGATTGCGGTACCATATGAGTGAGTAATGTTGAGTACGGCCTAATACAGGCTAAGTTAAATTGTGTTGTTCACCCGGGAAGGGGTTAGTGCGGAAAATCCAAAAGTTTCTATCAGCTCGGGTATGAAACCGGCTAAATACCACTATAGGGGGTTGCCTGTGTATATATTGAAACGTGCTAATAAAAGCGGAATAATGCGGAATGAACGAACAAGGTCTCGATGCGATCTATGATAAGAAAGCTGAAGTTCCTCTGAACGAACAAGGGGTGTTAAAGAATAATGATAAAGGGGGGTCCATAAAAAGTGGTTTTACGTTCCAATTGCAAGGTGGGGATGCAAAAGGTGTGGTGAGCTTACGTAGTCAGCGGGGGGACAAAGCAAAATATAGAAAAAGAAATGAATGTCTTTGCTTATGTGTTGTTATTTTTATGAAATGTTAAACAACAATAGAGTAAAAATGCAAATAAGTGGTACATAAAAATTAATATAATATAAAAGGCTTCCACGAAGGGGGAACAAAATTACGAGGTCAATAAAAAGAGGTCTAGCAGCCGAAGCGACTAGCAGCAATAAGAA